CCTTTATTGCCTTGGCAGAAGTGGTTGCTCGATGACATGATGAAGATTGACGCTAAAGGTAATTACATTCGCAAGACAACCCTGCTATTAGTAGCACGCCAGAATGGTAAAAGCCATCTAGGCCGCATGAGAGTCATCTGGGGGCTCTTCTATGGCGGCGAGACTAAGCATCTCATCATGAGCTCTAACCGCGCTACAGCTTTGATGACCTTTCGTGAAATTGCATGGATCATCGAGAACGCACCGCACCTCAAGGCAGGCACTAAGGCTATTCGCTACGCCAATGGAGGCGAGCGCATCGAGCTTCTAAATGGGGCAACACTCGACCTCGTATCGGATACCCGAGACTCATCCCGTGGACGCACCGCCGATTTTTTATGGATCGATGAGGTTCGCGAGATCAGTAAGGACGGCTACACGGCTGCAATTCCAACCACTCGTGCCCGTCCTAATTCTCAGACCTTGCTAACGTCTAATGCCGGGGACGCCTTCTCGGAGACGCTAAACAATCTACGCGAGCGAGCCTTATCGGCTCCTCCTAAGTCTTTCGGGTTCTATGAATACAGCGCGCCACAATATTGCAAGATCACAGACCGCAACGCTTGGGCAATGGCTAACCCTGCGCTCGGCTACACAATAACGGAGGAATCACTTGAAGAAGCTGTGGCAACTAATAAAATTGAAGACACTAGAACAGAGCTTCTATGTCAATGGATTGATTCTCTCCAAAGTCCGTGGCCTCACGGCGTACTTGAGGCGACATCCGATGCCACGCTCCAGATTCCAGTCGGCGGTTATACAGTTTTCGGTTTCGATGTTTCTCCATCTCGCCGCAATGCAAGCCTCGTTGCTGGTCAGATTATGGGTGACGGAAGAATCGGCGTCGGGATTCTCCAGACGTGGGAGAGTCAGGTCTCGGTAGATGACTTGCGCATCGCAGCCGACATCAAGGCGTGGGCGGATCAATACCGACCTAAGATGATTTGCTACGACAAGTACACGACACAGACGATCGCAGAACGCCTTGCCAATGCTGGGCAGATAATTCAGGACGTGTCAGGACAGCAGTTTTATCAGGCATGCTCGGACTTGCTTGATGGTCTGGTCAATAGTCGAGTAGTTCACAATGGCCAAGAAGAGCTGATTAAACAGATGAATAATTGTGCAGCCAAAACCAACGACAGTTCTTGGCGCATCGTTAAACGTAAGAGCGCAGGCGATGTCTCTGCACCGATATCTTTGGCCATGGTTGTAAGTATGTTGATGAAACCTCAACAGATAGCCGCTATTTACACCGAGTAGTGTATAATTGCACCCTATGGGTATCCTTTCGCGCCTTACAGGTGCAGCACCAAAGTCTAATATTGAGGCGCAATACGCCCCTCAAGTCTTAGGTGAGTATTCACCTTATGCGATGCCGTTTCAATTCGCTTACGTCGGTCGCACCGAGGCCATGGGAGTCCCGGCACTAGCTCGTTGCCGTAACCTATTGGCTGGCACAATCGGAACAATTCCTCTCGAGCTCTACAAAAAATCTACAGGCGAAGAATTAGGCAAGCCTCTCTGGCTTGAACAGCCTTCATACTCACAGCCACGTTCTGTGACTATTGCATACACAGTTGATTCACTTTTATTTTATGGTCAGGCATTCTGGCAAGTCGTCGAGACATACCAGGAGGATGGACGTCCTTCACGTTTTGAGTGGATTGCTAACAGCCGAGTAACCGCAACACTTGATCGTGACAATGTATTCGTAAAGTCTTACGCCATCGATGGAACCACAGTACCAATGGACGGCCTTGGATCACTGATTACATTTCAATCACTAAGCGATGGCATTCTTAACACTGGCGTCTCTACAATTCGCGCAGCTTTAGATATTCAGAAGGCTTCAGTAATTGCAGCAGCGACCCCAATGCCTACGGGATACCTCAAGAACACTGGAGCAGACCTACCTCCAGCAGAAGTGCAGGGATTGCTTGCAGCGTTTAAGAATGCACGCCTCAATCGTTCTACGGCTTACCTAACTTCTACTTTGCAATACGAGACAGTTGGATTCAGCCCTAAGGACATGATGTATAACGAGGCTATCCAAAACCTTGCAACCGAGATCGCTCGTCTTTGCAACGTCCCACCTTATTACGTCTCAGCAGACCAAAACACCACAATGACCTACGCCAACGTTACAGATGAGCGTCGTCAATTCCTCACACTATCTTTGCAGCCATTTATCTCAGCCATCGAGGATCGTCTATCAATGGATGACATTACAGCTCGTGGCAACATCGTGAAGTTCGATATCGACAAGAATTATCTCCGCACTGATCCATTGCAAGAATTAGCAGTGATTCGTGAACTACTTGATCTCCAGTTGATCACTCAAGAACAAGCCATGGAGATGACAGACCTAACACCTAACGGAAGCGAAGGCATGATATGAGCGAGATGCTTACATTCTCGGCAGAACTCACAGCAGACGCGTCAGAGCGCACTATTTCTGGCAAGATCGTCCCATTCAACGGCGAGGTTGGAAACACCTCCGCCGGTGCAGTTGTCTTTGAGCGCGGAGCGATTAACATAGCTGATTCAAGCAAAGTGAAGCTCCTATTAGAGCACGATCCAAAGCAGCCAATCGGCCGCGCTCAATTCTTCAATGAGACTGAAGATGGTATTTATGCATCGTTCAAAATCTCAAAATCATCCCGTGGCACCGATGCACTCATCGAGGCCTCGGAAGAACTTCGCACTGGTCTATCAGTCGGAGTTATGGTTAATGCAGCAAAGCCTAAGAATGGCGTTTTGTATGTATCGAGTGCAGACCTCCTCGAAGTAAGTTTGGTTCAGGCTGCAGCCTTTAAGTCTGCAGCAGTAACCGATATCGCGGCATCTGAAGATGAAGCCGTTGAAGAAACCCTACCAACAGAAAGCGAGACAGCCACCGTGGAAGAAACCACTTCAGCAGTCGAAGCAACACCTACAGTTGAGGCTGCCGCAGTTGAAGCTGCTCGCCCTGCTGTAACAGCAATGGCTTACACAAAGCCACGCATTGAAGTAACTGCAGCAAAGTACGCAGAGAACACAATCCGTGCAGCGCTCGGAGATGATGCAGCTCGTCAGTACATCGCAGCAGCAGACAACACAACAGACAACGCTGGTCTCGTACCAACACGTCAGTTGTCAGAAATCATCAACCCACTCGGAACAACTATCCGTCCATCAATCGATGCAATCTCACGCGGAGTGCTTCCAGATGCCGGTATGACATTCGAGATTCCAAAGATCACACAGATGCCAACAGTCGGTGAAGTTGCAGAAGATGCAGCATTCACAGAGCAAGATCAGAACGCAGCATTCTTGTCAGTATCAGTCAAGAAATACGCTGGTCAGCAGACATTCTCTGTCGAGTTGCTCGATCGTACATCTCCAGCATTCTTTGATGAGCTTGTCCGCAACATGGCAGCAGCTTATGCAAAGACAACTAACGCAGCAGTAAACGCTGCACTTATTTCAGGTGCAACTGCAGATGCGACAACAACAGTCACATACCCAACTGCAGCAGAACTCCTTGGAATTGTCGCTCGCGGTTCAGCATCTGTATATGGTGCAACTGCAGGTCTCCCAAATCCATTTGCTCGCAATATGGTCGTATCAACAGGACAATGGTCTAACATCATGTCACTTAACGATGCAGGCCGTCCAATCTACACCGCTTCACAACCAATGAACGCAGGCGGAGCAGTTGCTCCAACTTCACTCACAGGCAACGTTGCTGGACTCAACCTTTACGTTGATCCAACTAACGCTGGCGATGGCGATGGAACAATCCTCATTGTTAACCCAGATGCGTACACATGGTACGAGTCACCAACCTACCGCCTACGCGCAGAATCAACTGCAGCAGGACAGGTAACAATCGGCTACTACGGCTTTGGCGCAATCGCTACAAAGGTCGCAGCAGGCGCATTCAAGAACAACAAGGCGTAAGCCAACCCTAAGTCGCTGGCGGCGGAGTGCCCTTCTCCGCCGCCAGTCTTTAGAAAGGATTAGCATGGCACTCACAACAGTTGCAGAGCTTCGCACCGCCCTCGGCGTTGGCACTCTCTATACTGATGCAGTCTTGCAGCAAGTCTGCGATGCCGCAGATAATGTCTTGCTACCTTTCATCTGGAATAACACATTCTTCAACATCGCACATGAATCAACTGCGACTACCGCAAAACTCTATTTCGCAGAGAACATTAAAGAACATTTTTATGTTGGGCAGACAGTTGTTGTAAGTAACAATGAGTCACATCTCAACGGCAGCAAAACACTTACAGAAGTAGGCGATCACACGATCGGTTACAACATCAATAATGGCGTAGTCCAGCCTAAGCATTACTTAAACCCTTATGGCTCAGTAAACGCTGGAACTGCACTTGATCCAGCAACAGTCCCGGCAATCCAAGAAGCCGCTCTTATGATCTCGATCGACATTTGGCAAAGCCGTCAGGCTCCATCTTCAGGCGGAGTCACTATCGATGGCTACCAGCCTTCTCCTTACCGCATGGGCAATACCCTTCTAGCGCGTGTTCGTGGATTACTTGCACCTTATCTTGATCCGAGATCGATGGTGGGCTAATGGCCGCCATATCAACCCTACGCGCAGGAATCGCCGCAGCTCTTACTGATAACACAAAATATTCAGTTTTCTCATTTCCACCTGCAACACCTATTGCCAATAGCGTCATAGTCGCACCTGCTGACCCTTACATCTCACCATCTAATGGCTGGCATTCAACTATCTCGCCTATGGCCAATTTCGTAATTTCCGTCATGGTTCCCTTGCTCGACAATGAAGGCAACCTTAACGGGATGGAAGATAACATCGTCCGGGTTTTTAACCTGCTCGCTGCATCTGCCTACACCTACAACGTGACAGAAGTATCGGCTCCAGCCGTACTCAATGCCGCGTCTGGTGATCTACTAACATGTAATATCAATATCTCAGTCCTAACGAGTTGGAGCTAAAATGTCCGAGTGGGAAAAAGAGCAAGAAGCCTTCCTGATCAAGATCGGGCAGGTAGCACC